AAACCTTGGCGCCATAAGCGGCGATAGCACACGGTCCCTGGCAATCCGCTGCGAGCTGCGTCCACTGCGTATAGTCTGAGTTCTCATCGGGGCTGGTGACCTTCTGCCGATACAGCTTATTGTCGGCTGCTGCCCTGATGCGGTGCATGCTGCCCTGGCCGTCGAAGGCGATGCCGTGGTGATTGTCGGCTTCGCTGCCTTCATAGAGTCTTTCCCAGGATAGCCTCTTGATGCCCTGGTCGAAGTCGTAGACCTTCGCCTCGACGTAGGGAAGGCGGTCAGGCTTCTTCTGTGCTGCGGTTAGGCTCGAACTAAGAGTTCTCATGTTCTACGTTCCACGTTCCAGGTTCCAGGTTCCAGGTTCCAGGCTCTACATATTGTGGTTGCAGTTTTATGATCCTAGAAATTCCTTTCAACATATAGTGTCACCAAAATATCACCTGGATTAACCTGGCGATGGCGATCCAGGCCAGGACTCCGGAGGCTCTGCCGCCGAGGTAATAGTGATGCTCGTCCTCGATGTGGAAGAAGTAGTCCTCTTTCATCGGGTGTCTTTCTCTCCAGGGGCAGAGGACCTCAAAGAATCCGACAAGGAAGGCATGCCACTCCTCGCCTGTGCTGAAGAGCTCTTTAGGCACGATACCCTTAAGAAACGTGCGAGAACGGGCTTTTGAGTCCTCTTCCGTAGTATTTGTCACTTTCCCCCTTTTCGATGCCGTTTATATCAGGGCTCCCAGGGAATCGGGGACCGGCTTATCAGCCTTTTCATAATGTCGGGCTAAATGCCTGGCTGCCGAGATGATATCCTCGGGATCTGCCTGGACTCTCTCCCCGCGGTAACCGCCTCTTGATAGAGCTGCCACCGCTGCCGGCATGCGGTCCCAGTCCACGGTCTTCTCGATGTTGATTCTGCCCTTCAGGGCGCGGAAGATGGCTTTGGTATGATGAGGAAGCTTCCAGGTCTCAGGATCCTCCGGGTCTCCGACGATGGCGAAGGCTTCTTTGGGAAGCCCTTCTTTGGTGATGTCTTTTGAGACTGATTCTTTTACTTTGCTCATTGATTCCTCCTTATGAGATTGCTTCGTTTCACTCGCAATGACAGGGGGTGGAGATTGCTTCGTCGCTTTGCTCCTCGCAATGACACGGGCTATTGCTTGTTTGAGTTTATTCATTTTCATTTATGATATTTTGTGAGCTATAACAAAGTTTTGTCCTGCATATTGCCCCAAAGTCTTCTCACTTCCTGAATTTTGATAAACGTAACCCTCAATATAACTACTTGCTGACAGGTTACAAATTGTAACGGCAAGAGGCATTAAAGCTTGCACACCAGAGGCTATGTTTCGGGCACTACCAATATCTGCTCCGTTAGCACGTATAGCCGCTATCAGCAATGATTGGTCTGGCATAGAATAAATAGCAGCCTGGGTAATTACTAGATATACGCCAGCTTTCTTAACAACAATTCTGTCAGTGGTGAGGTTAATCTCACTCTGAACATCCCACACTGCTGTAACATAATTAACTTTAGTCCAGCTAGCATTGGGGATACTTTGAGCTGTTGTTCCCGCATCCATTTTAGCCGAGGATTCCTTTACTAAGTCAAGTATGCCGTCGTCGTGCAGCAGGAACGCTTCGACGCCCTTGACAACGCCGTGGATCTTGTCCTCGTCGGCTGTTTTCTCCACCCACAGATAGGTATCGCCGTCGGCGTCCTGGATCTTGCTTCCCCCTCCCCCTCCACCAAGAGTCTGAGCGATCCATTTTGAGGTAGCGGCATCCCAGGCAAGAGCCTGATCATCTGTTGGTGATGGAGCGTTGACGTTGCCAATGTTATTGAGAGCTGACTCATGAGGGACGACATCCCCCAGGGTGTGACGAGCTGTGAGGTCATGCCTGGCAACATTAAGATACTGAGAATGGTCATCGTCGGCAAGGCCATCGAGCTCTCCATGGTCCGTGATCCCTGAGCTCCCTGCTGGCCAGGAAGCGACGACGCAAGCATCCCGGGGGTTGCCCCCAGGAATGGCTACCAGGACATAGTTGCCGACTACCATGGCAGAGGATGCGATAGAGACAGAGACAGAGATGTCGTCGAGGTAAGTTGTCAGCGAACCGACGAGCTGCACACCCGCCTTGTGGTTCTCGCTGTCGAAGGTCTTAACGATTCCAAGATGTAACATGTTCAAAGTTCAAAGTTCAAAGTTCAAAGTTCAATCGGTGTAAAACTCCCGGGAGATGATACGGCTTTTGAGGGCCCGAAGCTTCTTCTCGTAGCGATCGAGCCTCTCTTTCCCCCACTTCAAGAAGTTGATGGTAGCCCACTTGCCGGCGATGGTAGCTTTGTCAACGGTATAGACCGATGCCGATGCTGCCAGGTAACCGGTGGCTCCGAGGACGATGATCTCCTCGAACTGGCTCGGGATAGTGGACGACTCGGCAAGGGTATGCTCCTTATACCACCTTACCCGGGCGTCGTCTCCGTCGCCTTCGTCGGCCATCTGGATGGTATCCTGCCAGATTCTGAACTTCTGGTAGTAAGTGGGGTTCTCTCCTATCGGGAACTCAACGGACTCCACTCCGATGAGGCCTGACAGGCTGGAGATATCGATATCCCTTGAGCTCTCCACGGTAGCGATATCGTCCTGCTGCTGTATAGGCTTTGCTATGGAGAACTCCCTGACGACTCTCTCGATAGCTCCGTCCACCTGGTCGTTGGTCCAACGATAATTAGCCTCATCTTCGTCCTGGAGGTCCTCCCGGACTCTTGCTCTCATTGTTGCTAAATCCATAATCTCATCCTCTCCTTAGATTGCTTCGTCGCTGCGCTCCTCGCAATGACAAAATGGGCAGCCAGTAGCCTGGGATTTGTGTCTACTACTCAGAGTAATGATGCTTGCATCTTTTAACCCAGTTTCGTTCTTACGCCCTGAACTCATTGGCTTCATTCCTCAGCTATCAGTAGGAGGGAGGGGAGGGTCGATGCTCCCCTCCCCCGACGCAGGAGGTTAAGATGTGGCTTGCTGGCCGGTGCGATCCCCGTGCTGGGAACCAGGAGGACTTCTCTGGCTGGTTCATCAGTGACCAGCGTATCAGTGGTGCAAACGTTGCCTGCTGTATCAACACTGTGTGCACAAACCGGGATACAGAACAAATGGGACGTATCCTCTCCTGAAGCCCGCGGGCCCGCGCCAGCAAGTTCATTTAGTCCAGCACTCCTGTTAGCATGGCCGCTTTCACGGTGGAAAAGAGGGCAAGCGACACATACCACTTCACTCTCGTCCTGGTGGCGTCCTTGGTCTCCAATGAGCCAAGCCGCTCCACCTGGAGCATTTCGGGGCTGGAAAGTCCGCACACGCCGCCCTCGCCCATCTGGAAGGCGAAGATAGCGGAGCAAACATCCGATGTGCCGACGGTGTAGTTATCCTTCACCCAGTCATTGACCCGGATGGGGATGCCGTTATAGAGCTGGACCTGCTCCATGAACATCCCCGGTCGGGTCTCAAGGATGTTTCCCGACGCCCTGATAAGGGACTGGATCTTCCTGCGGCTCCGCTTGCTCATCAAGAGCATGTCGGGCTTACCGCCTCTGACCAGGTCGATGAGCTTATCCAGGTTGTTAAGGGATAACGTGGCACCGTTAGCTCCCGTTCCCTGCCAGTGACCGTACTTACAGGTCCAGGTCACCTGGTCATCGACAACGGTGGCTCCCTCCTGAGTAGGCCAGGTGGGCTCGGTAGTGGCATGAGTCTTTTTATCACCGGCTGCCGCCGTGCACTCATACCGGAAGCCGTTCTCCAGGCCTTCGGTCGGGACCACGATATCGCCCTCCGCCGTGACGGTATCGGCTACCCAGGCTGTGTCCGAAAGCAGGACATACAACCCTGAGGGCTGGTTCGCTGCACCCGATCCGTTCAGGAAGGCGTTCTCGAACTCATGCTGCATCGCCTTAGCCTTCTGCTCGATGACGGCTGTCTCAAGGTCCTGGACGTTACTCCTGGTTGACTTGAGGAAGTTATCGACATCGGCGTCTCCGCCAAGGATCTGGAGGGTAGCACTCACCTGCTCGAACTCTGGCTCGGACTGAGTCCATGTTCCTGATACAGGCGCATACCACCCCACACCGGGCAATGTCTTCTCCCGGTTGTACTTCAGACTGTTGCCGACAATCTGAATGAAGGGCAGCTCCTGCAGAATCGGGCTGTCCTTGATAATGGTCTCGATGATGCCCTGTAACAGGACATCGTTAGACAGTTTTGATGCTTCGTCTAAAGATATGCTCATAGTTTATTCCTCCTTGTTCTACGTTCTACGTTCAATGTTCAATGTTCTAGGTTCAATGTTCAACGTTCAACCTTTTTGCTGAATTCCAGCGGCGATCTTATCCCTGGGGGACATGCCCTCAATTGTTTCGCCCCTGGTTGGAGCTCCCGCGGGTACCTTGGCTGCCGAAGCTTCGGCTTCCATGGTCTTCTTGACCGCGGCTACCAGGCCTTTGGCCTTCTCGACTGAAGCGTCGAGCTCCTCGATGGTCTCGCCACTGATCATGTCCTCGGGGATAGTGGGATTGAGGGCTTTAGCCATTGTGGAATACTTGGCGACTGCCTGGTCTCTGGCTTCCTTCAAGGTAGTGGTCAACGCTTCGCTTTGCTTCTTCGCTTCGCTTAAGGACGATTCGAGCTCGCCACGCTTGGTCTCCAGGTCGGCGATGGTGAAGTCCTTCTTGTCCGCCGCTTCCTTCAAGGTAGCGTTGGCTGTCTTTTCTTCCTCGAGCTGAGCTTTGACAGCGTCGAGCTCCTCGTTTGTGGACACGTTGTCCTGAGTCTCCTTACCAGGTTCTACGTTCTCATGTTCTACGTTGTTGGCTTCTGCCATAGATTCCTCCTCTTTACTCTCCCCCTGAGATTGCTTCGCTGCGCTCGCAATGACATGGGGGTTGACTTTATTATTCAGGCACTTCCATCTCAGCGGCAACCGCTCTCTCTCTCGCTCCGCCACGAGTTGACTTTGCCCTAAAGTCCTCATTCATCTGCAGTATCCTCCCCCTCTCGTCAAGCCACCTGGTGAACTCCTCATCCGGGTCCATGATTCCCATCTCGTCCATAGCCGTCCTTCTGCTGTGGACTCCCGCCTGGACGAGGAGCTGCTCGTTCTGAGCCTGACGCTGGGTATCCTGGGGAAGGATCTCTCCCCACACTACACGGTGGGTAATGCCGTCAGGGTTCTCATTCATATATTTGGCTGCCAGTCGAAGGATCATCCCGGTTCTCTTGTGATAGGCGTTCGTCCTGATGGTCCTTTTGCGGGTGACCTTCTGGGTTAAACTCCCCAATTCAACCTGCATGGCTGTTCCCGACAAATCCCTCTCGGTGCCGCCATAGGCTGCCCTGGGCGTTTCGGAGATATCGTGAAGGCAGCGATAAATCAAATCAATGTAATCGATATGGAGTCTGATGCCTCCTCCCTGGAGCAAATCTAACAGATATGCTTTGGCGTCCTCGGGTATGGTCCACACCGCTCCTGGCTTGACCTGGATATCCTCCGATGAGCCGATGTTCTCCAGTACCGCTATCGGGTTACCCGAGAGCTCCAGGATTCTCGACAACTGGCTGACCGCCCGGTTGAGCTCCCGCTGCGGCTGGATGACTGACGGGATATCGGAGGTCCCCCAGAACTGCTTAGGCTCCCTCAAGTTAGGGAAGATAATGAACGGGATGAAACCATAAGGATTCGGTTTTGACTCGATGCGGTTGTTATCCAGGAAGAGCTCGAAGGTCTTGGTGGTCCAGAGTTCGGTTACTTTCACGAGATTGCTTCGGTGCGCTGCACCTCGCAATGACACAAAAGGGCTGTCATTGCGAGCCGAAGGCGTGGCAATCTCATTCCCATAAAGCATGGTTACCTGGTCCTGGGAAAGGGTATATTTGGAAGCCACCCGCCACACGTTGGCCAGGTCGTCTCCCAGCCACCATGCGTAAATGCCCCGGATATCGGGGGCGGTGATCCTGATGCGCTTCTCATCCGGGTCCCAGATGACCTTATAGCATCCGTCGCCCAGGATAGCGGTGTCTATCTCGGTCTCCCAGTCTAGCTGCTGGAGGTTGTTGGATTCGTAAACGTCTCGGAGGAGATGCTCGGCTTTCGCTACCTTTGCTTTCAGCTCGTCGGTGTTCTCTACGGGGTAGCAGGCGAAGGTCAATCCCTGCATTAGATAGCTGGTGACCTTATCGATGGCCACTTTGGCATAGTTAAATACGAGCTGACGGTTTCTGCTTGTCTTCTCCCACTGGCTGCCGTTGTAGAAATTGAGGTTGTTGGTATAGGCTGCCAGCCTGGCGGTATCGATGCGGGCTAGCTGTGAAGGATTGAAGCTTGTGCTTGAGTTCTGACGATAGGAAGAAACTGAAGTATCAATCATCTCTGAAAATTCCCAGGTGCCTCACCGGGAGATTGCGGAGCTTGTTCCGAGTAAAACGAGGAATCTCGGGATGAGATTGCTTCGTCGTCCGTCAAGTGACGGACTTCCTCGCAATGACATAAGGGGGGTGTGCCTCGCAATGACAAAAAGGGTGCTCCTTCCAATGAAAGGCTGTTCAAAAATGTAGTGCGAGGCTTCAGCCTCGTGCGCACGACTCTAAAGGGTCGCACTACAAGAGGGCGACGGTGCTGTGCAATAAGACCCGAAATACTAAACAACATCAAATGACTAAAGTCCCGATGACCAAAGTCTTTTTGAAGTTTGAATTTAGATATTAGGATTTGTTCAAGATTTGGTGCTTGGAATTCAGGATTTTTCCGCAAGGTCAAAAGTACGGAGGAAAGTTCAAAATTTACTTTTGCGTTTTGCATTTTGGCTTTTTATCTTCTGAGGCGTCCTTTATTACCTTCAGCCCTCGCTGCACCGTCCTCACGCTAACCTGGAATATTCGGGCGATCTCCTCATTG